CCTGTCCATTCTGGATTTTGTTGAGCCTTTTTCTGCATCTCAAGAGTAATCTCCTGGACGACTTTTTGTCCCAAACCTTGAACGATTTCTTCAGCAATCTCCGGAATTTCTTGTGGCTCAATCGTATAGTTCCTGTCGGTTGTAGGAAATAGCATATTATTCAAACGAGAGCGGACCGCTGCGATCTTCGCTCTCGTTATTTTGGGATATACTTGGCTCCTGCCTTTTTCTATGTGCACCTGTGGATCGTATAGGCCGCGGATCTGCCGGAGATCTTCCAGCCACTCCACTTCTTTCGGGCGCCGATTAGATTCATTCGTTGTAAAAACTCCCCTCAATTTACTCCCGAGTTTGTCCAACCACTCTTTTCTTTTTTCTTCCGGAGTTTTTTCTACGGTTTCGTCAGCCATTTTATCCTCCTAATATCCGGCCATGGTAGCCGGTTGTTTTTTTCGTTGAGGACCAATCCTCTTCATAATTTCTGCTTCTTTAGCTTTCTTGCCTTTCATGTCGTTCACATAATAGCACAAATATTCCAAAGCCTCCGCCGGATGTGAATAAATATTCTTAAAAGGCTGATCGGAATATTCATTTATTGTCCCCGATATTTTCTGACGGTGGTATCCGCCATTAAGAGCTTTCCTTAACATAATACATTTCGGAGAAATAACAAGTGCCGGCTCTCCATCGATCATTTTCGTCAATAAATTTTCCACAGCAGCAACACGCGGAAGCAGAGCGTTTGTCGGGCAGGGCCTTATCTGAGACCATCCGATATCACGCAAGATCTCATAACAAGTATTTTCATCTGTTTGAACCCTGCTATTCCCCGAGGGATCTCCATACCCCCCTTGAATTTTCATTCCGAAATAATTCATCCGCAATCCTGGAATCAAAATCGTATCACAAAATCTCCTCAGTCCCATGCCATCAGAAACGAATTCATCAACAATAAGCAATTTACCCCTAGAAGTAATTTGCCCCAAAATAAGTGTCGGGTTAAGTGCGAAATCCATACCACAGACAAGAGGCAATCCATCAATCGGCTGAATGATAGATAACGCAATATGCACATTATCATTGAATTGTTCGATGACAACTTTCCCCTCCTGGGTATAGCCGTATTTGCCCTCAATATAAACTCGGACGTACTGATCATTCTTGCCGATGGCTAAGGTTTTATAATAACCAGTGGCAAGATTAGGAAGGTTTTCGGCCTGTGGAGATAATCCGGATGGCTGCTTAAAGATCTCAGCCGTAATTGGTTTTTTCTTCTCAAAATAAGTGTACCATTCACTATTCTCGTCGGGCGGATTCGTATCCAGAATAATGCCGCACCAGGTACAGCCACCGTCTTTTTTACCTGGGTAACGATTGATACGGCCATCAATCGCATCGATGATCTCCCAGGGGACTTCCCTCGCTTCGTTTACCCATGCACCGGTTAATTCCATGGAGAGCAAATTGGAAACATGCTCCGGCCGATCCAAAGCACGAAACATTAGTTCAATATGAACTCCTGGCATTTTTGTGATTGTGTAATTGTGATTTGTAACGGAATATTCGCCAAAAACTGATTCGGGAAGCCAGTCCATGACGGTGCGGATCGTCGTATCATTGAGCATCCGGAATGTGTTTCTAATGATCGCCCATCGTGTTCTTCTTATGCCATCCGCAGAGGGCTTTTGCTCATGGGCACGCCGAATGATTTCCATGAGACAGCCGGACGACTTTCCAGAATTGTGATGAATCGTGCCATCTTCAGTGACATAATTGTTTGCATTTAAAACTTGCACATCCCAAAAAACTTCCTTGACAGGAAGTTTCTCTACTGATAGTATAGTCCTTTCGGATATGGAGGAACTATATGAATGACAATACAAGTTTGATAATTTCTTTATATGACGGGGTAAAAACTTCTGGAGAAATTGCGGCGATAGTTGGACTTTCTCCCAGATATGTGAGGAAAGTTGCTCTAAAATATAATCTCGAACGTCTCGACGTTGGAGCACGTCACGGAGAAAAAAATCATCAATTTGTTTCTGGTCGGAGAATTGATCGGGATGGATATGTGTTAATAACGGCGCCATTATTCCATCCATATTCGCGTAAGGTCCCGAACAGGGAGGGGCATATAATATTTGAGCATCGATTAATTCTTGAAAGAAAGATTCAAAGGTTTTTACTCCCTTCAGAAGTTGTTGACCATATTGACGGACTGACTTTGCATAATGATCCTTCAAATTTGAGATTATTTTTAAAAAATGGCGATCACCTTCAGGCGACAATAACTGGTTTGCCGAAACATATTTCCGTAAGTGGGATGGAGAACATAAAGACAAGATTTGACCACGATAAAGATTTTCAACCGGTAGATACTTACGGTCTTCGCAGAGAACGTGGTGATGTCCGGCTGCGACAAATTCTCCTTGCTGCGTTGAAACTCGGTATAGATAGTCCTCACCTTTTGGGAACGCATCGCCACTTAGAGAAAGCTCAAATTGATTATTCTTTTCGTTCCAACTTAGAACTCGCATTGGCTGAGTTAAATCAGAGATGGGAAGAAGACCTTGCTCGGTAATAATTCGGTTATCACCACGAAGACACCCAAAGGGGCCCATCAATCCGCGAATACGTTTATTACTATGCGCAAATTTCTTGATTGTGGGTACGCAATCATAATCGTAAATTATCTTGTACGGTTCTGGCATTTAAAGCACCACAGAACAAGGCATTTTTTTATAATATTCATCTGGTAATTTTAAAAACTCGATGTTTAAGGGAATATTATTTCTGTAAGAGATCTGCGTTTCTCCTTGCGTTAGCCGTTCAAGCATCTCTTCACAGTCTTCTTTACTTTCTGCGCCCATACCAAACACAATGCCTTCAGGCCCGCGGATCTTTTCCATCCAGTTAATAATCGTATAAAGAACTGTTTTTTGGCAATTGAAAGGCTTCGTGCAGACAGTAAAGGCAATGTTGGAGGCTTGCACCGTATAGGATTGTTTCTCTTCTTTGAATTTTACTTTTGAACCGACCGGAAGTTTTGAATTATCAAGATAGATGTCTCCGACTTTTACCATGTTAGCGCCTCAAATTTAAATAGCAAGGAAGCTTATCTCTTACCATATTCCGAAAAACAAGAGGAATCGATTCCTTAATTTCCGGCCTATATATTTTTATATTATAAAAAACGGCTTGCAATAAGTCAAGATCATCTTTAGCACAATGAGAAAATCCGTCTTTTTCGTAATCATTGTCACGTCCCGAGCCGATCATTTTTACCGGTATTTCTTCATGGTTGATATAATTCCGGATGACTTCAGCGCCACGCCAGAGAAGGAATGGCGTAATTGTATAGATGAAAGAAATCTTGCCTTCTATGGCCAAACCCACAGCTATGCAAAGAGCCGCATATTCCGCCGCACCGACATTGATAACACGAGAAGGAAATTCGGCTCGGTGGATATCAAAAATGCCATAACCCACATCAGCGAGAATAAGATAGGCGTCTTCATTGTGAAACATGAAATCCCGCAACTCTTTAGCAAATTCATTCCGCATATAGCCTCCTCAATTCATCATATATTTGAGAATTAATTTTTTTATAATGGCCGGCAACACCGGCGAGACATTCCGGATGTTGTGGCTCAAATACCGTTAAACTTTGCTTCATTTTCCAATTGAAAGGCATAAGTCTTTTGATTAGATCCTTAACATTGATTTCACCATAAGCCGAAAAACCATTGGCGATAATATACAATTGCACATTCGGAATTGGCAGATCCGTCATAATGCGCAAAGCCTCCCACATGCTGCCTTCCGAAAATTCCCCGTCCGAACAAACACAATGAACTGTGCTTTGGGGTTTGGCAAGAGCCATCCCGAGAGCAATAGGGAATCCCATCCCGAGAGATCCGGTGGAGCAATGGACATCTCCGCCGCGATCCGGATGCGTCCGGAAATCTTTTGGCACATCGAGCCCGAGATCTTCCATGATAACCCTCAGCGCGAGATACGCATGGCCACAGGAAAGGATAACGCGATCATCCGACTCTTTGGCCATGAAGATCATTCTCAAGACCTCTACGGCATTGAGACAGGAAGAAACATGCGCTAACTGATTCTGGTAACTATACTCTACAACTTTAAGCTTGTAGTAATTGATTGATTTCATCAGATCACCCCCATGGCTTTTAAAGTTTCTTTGAGGCCAGTTCGCAATTCATATTTTGGCTCCCACCCCAAAGCCATTACTTTTGAATTATCGACCACCCAACAATCGCAATCGTGCTGATGGAAATTTTCCTCGTGAAAAATAATTGATGCAGTATTACAGCCCACCATGTCGCATATTATATGAGCCACTTCAAGGTTTGAATATTGCCGCGCCGAACTGATATTATAAATTTCTCCGAATAACTTATCCGGATCGGCTTCGGTTAAAATACGAAATAGCGCATCGATGAAATCCTGGATATAAATCCAATCGTGATTCCCACGGTACACATTAATTTTTTCTTTATTTTGAATATTCCGGATAATAGTGGGAATGAATTTTTCCGGCCGCTCATATTTACCATATACAGACGACGGGCGAACAATAAGAATTGGCCGGTTGAATTGCCTGGCAAAACCTTGGCACAGCAACGTGCCCACCCCTTTTGTGGCCTCGTAGAGGTTTGTTGGATTAATAGCGTGCTCTTCTGTCATTGGTTCATCCATCCGGCCATACTCTGATGAGCTGCCAACATAGACGAAAGTGGAATGGATATCTAAAGAACGACATAGGACGCCATATAAAGTGCTCACATGGGCAAAATACATATCTTCTGGCTTTCGAACTTCTCCGGCAAGATAAAAAATATAATCGTAATCAGGAAAGGTTGGGGGCAGAAGATCCTTTCTCCCGATGGTATCAAACTCAACATCAATCGTTTTAAGAAACTCACAAAAATTTTTCCCGATGAACCCATTCCCGCCGACTAAAAGAGCCTTCATGTTATGCCTCCTGAGTTAATTTTATAAAAATGCCAAGACGTTCCTGAAATTCTTCCTCCGCAAGCCGATACCACCTTGCCATTATTTCGCTATCTATTGTCGCTCTAGCTATTGATGATTCGAGTATGCCATAACCCATACCTCCAGCACCGTAGAATTCATGCTTTTTATAATCCTCATAAGAATAAGATCCATCAGGTAGCAGGACTACGGCGCACCCACATAAACGCGCAATCTCGGTAATCGCGGTAGCATTATCCATGCAGTATAAGAGTTCTGCTCTGTTCAATTTATCGGCCAAGGCTTCCTGGCCGGCATCTCCTTTGTGGCCTTCTTTTACTCCTAGAGATGGGAATCGAAATAACCGCTCATCATCCGGCTGCCGGCCTTTCCCGCGATATACCAGTCGGCCGTTGCGCTTTAATTTTCTGTCATAGAAAACAGCGGTGTCAATGTGTGGGCATAGCATTACTCTCTCTGCCGGCAAATGAAGTTTTGTATTGAAAAGACGGGAATAGGTGTAAAAAATATCCGTCTCCGGATAAGACTCGATGGGAGGCCCACCGCTGAATTCTGGAATGTTGAGAAGATAACGGACAATAATTCCCGCATTGAACGGATTGTCGTGAATGATGTCGGGATAGATAGCGATTGCGTTTTGTAAAATCGGTTCCTTTTTTTCTATATCAAAATTATCGAAATAAGGAATCACTAACCACTTTTTATTTTGAACTGGAGTATTTATAAAAACATTAAAACCTCTCTTCTGGATCTCCACAGCCATCCGGTGACAGACTTTGATCCCTCCGGAAGACTCATCATACGGCGGTGCATAAACAAGATAGCTACGTTTCATTCTTTTCCTCACTTTCGATATCGATTATATTTTCTTTGGGAGAGATAACTTGCTCCAGAAACTTCATATTACCCATTACTTCTTGCATTTTTTTCTTATCTTCAAGACCGGTAATACAGAAGAAGAACCCTGGCTGATTTCCCACTTTGCCAGCCTCCTTGGATCTCAAGCGAGCTTCCAGTTCCCGCACTTCGACTCTCAGTATTTCTTTAACGATGGTAATTGTCAAGGCATCACTTTTTTTGGCCATGTCCAGAATCTTTTGCCGGCCGCCTAATTTATTCAATACCCAGAGCAAATCATTTTTTAATTTTTTATCGATCTTAGAAAGAACTTCGTCATCTT